AGAAGCCAGCTTGAAGCTGCCTTTCCTAAGCATAAAAGATTAGCAGCAGAGTCGCAAAAAGCTACTATCGATAGCAGTGCGGAAACTGCCAAATCAGTTGCAGACCTCGTAATGGTGGTTGAAGGGTGGAGCTTGCCTTCTGGCGAAGACACGGGCGACGGGTATCACTCGATTGCTTGTTCCGAAGGCGAGTTGTTCCACGAAGAATGGACTAAGCAAACATTTCCATTCGTATTCTTACACCACAAGAAAAGACAGTTAGGATTTTGGTCACAAGGAGTTGCTGAAAGTTTATTCGGCACCCAATTAGAGCTTAATTCTTTATTAGACACGATTGCTAAATCAATAAAACTTTTTGGAGTGCCAAGAGTGTTTATGGAAGAGGGCAGTAAAGTTAATAAGGCCGCTTTCATGAACAAGATTGGAATGATTATTCCTTATCGCGGTACTGCGCCAATATTTTCTGTCAGCCAGAGTAACGCGCAAGAGATGTATGAGGAACGTGCGCGTCTCATTCAGTTTGGTTTCGAGCAAGAAGGCTTAAGTATGCTTTCAGCTACGAGCCAAAAGCCAGCAGGATTAAACTCAGGCGAAGCACAGAGAGTTTATCAAGATATTAACTCAGACAGATTTGCTGCTTTAGAAAGGCGTTATACAAATTTCTATGTGGATATCGCTTACCAAATTATTGATAAGGCAATGGAAATCGGAGAACGCGACGGAAAGTACACAACTGTATTTACGGACAGGCGACAAGGCACAAAAGAAATCGAGCTTCCTGAAGTTAAGCTCCTCAAAGACCCGTTTGTCATTCAAGCCTACGTTCAAAGCTCTTTACCGAAAGAGCCAGCCGGAAGACTGCAAAAAGTAACTGAAATGATTCAGTCTAATATGATTACCATTCAAGAAGGGCGACGACTTCTTGATTTCCCTGACTTGGGCCAGATTGAAACGCTTGCAAACGCTTCTGAAGAAAGAATTTTTAAATATTTAGACGATATTATCGAGGAAGGTAAGTACGAGGGGCCTGATCAGTTTATGAACCTCGCTAAAGCCACAGAAATCGTCACTCAATACATAAATTTATATTCAACATGCAATCTTGAAGAAGAAAAAATGCAGATGCTCCGTGACTTCTTCGCTGAGATTCAAGACTTGCAAATGGCCGCCATGCCTCAACCGCCTATGGGCGCGATGCCAATACCGCAAAATCAATTAGCGGTTCCAGAAGCTTTACCAAGTAGCCCATTATTACCGATGGGCCAAGGATAATAACCCTAGCGTCGCAACGCTATAACGCCGCAGAGTCGGCAAGGAGAAAACATGGCACTAGTAACTGAACCTAAGGCTGCATCTACGCCTGTCGCAACAACCCCGACAAGACCTTCCGTAACATTCGGAACACCAAAGCCTACAACAGCAAGAGTTGATGCTTTAAAGCAAAGACTTAGCAATCCTCAAGCTCCCGCAACTACCGTAGCACCGAGACCCGCTGGAAGTACCGCAAGAGCCGAGCAATACGCTAAATTACAAGCCCATGCTGCCCCTGTTCCACAGAACACGCAGCCCGTACAAGACATTGAGCCGCCGCCCTCTGGAATGGTGGAAAACGCTATAGCTACTGAAGGCGCAGTGCCTCAAGTAGACAATAGTGTTGAAGTTGCTGAAAAGACTGCTGAAGCACCTAGCGAGCCTCTCAGCCCTCAATTTGTCGCCCTCGCAAAACAGGAGCGACAACTTCGGAAAGCCCGACAAGAGCTAAAGGCTCAGCAAGACGCCTGGAAAGCCCAGCAAGCGAGCATGGTAAGTATAGACGACTTGAAAACTGATCCTCTCGGCACTATGTCGAAGCTTGGCCTCACTTACGATCAGCTGACTGAGTTACAGCTTAGTCAGATCAATCCAGATCCAAATCAACAATTATTAAACAAGATAGCGGAGCTGGAAACGAAGTTAGCTTCGGTTGATGAGCAATTCACCAAGCGTGATAACGCTGCTTATGAAGCCGCAGTTAACCAGATTCGTAATGACGTCAAACTTTTGGTCGATTCCGACCCAACGTACGAAACCATAAGAGCAACGGGAGAATCCGAAGCTGTTGTGGAACTGATTAGAAAAGTCTTCGATGCGGAAGGCGCAATCCTTTCTGTAGAGGAAGCAGCCCAACTTGTTGAAGATAAATTGCTTGAGCGCGAAGTCGAAAGACTAAAGGCCTTGCAAAAACTTTCTAAAGTTCAGTCGCGTTTAGGGAAGCTGACAGAGAACTCAGCAGAAGCAAGTGAACTGAAGCAACAGCCCGTACAAACTACTCTTTCTAATGCAGGTACGGTTTCACGACCATTAACCGCTAGAGAAAGAGCAATCATGGCTTTTGAGAGTGCAAAATCAAAAGTGTAAATGGTTTACGTTTTTGCTTTGCATTCACTAACTAAAGGACTTCAACATGGCTACATATGCTAGCAGTTCGAGTTCTATTGCAGTTCTAAAAGAATTGTATGTAGACAACTCGGATTTCATGAAGGACTTGGTTTATGCTAAGAACCCTGCATTTGCTCTTATTCCGAAGAATGAATCTACGGAAGGGCTTGCTGGTAAGTATATTCCAGTTCCTATTCAATACGCTGATCCTATGGGTCGTTCGCATACATTTGCGAATGCTCAAGGCAATCAAACACCTAACCAGTACAATAGCTTCTTCGTATATGTGATTCAGGACTATCAATTAGTCACAATCACTAACTTGCTCATTGAGCAAACAAGAAGCAATGCTGGTGCGTTCGTTGACGAAATGAAACGTCAAATGGACGGGGGTATCAAAAACTTGTCGAACAACATGGCTTTCGAGCTATTTGGTTCGGGAACTGCTACCCGTGGCGTAATTGGTTCTGCTATCACTAATCCTAGTGCTGGCGTTTACCAATTTACTCTGCAGAATCCACAGAACGTTGTTAATTTCGAAGTCGGGATGACAATCCAGGCTTCCGCAACTGACGGCGGCGCTGTGCTTCCTATATTAACTCCAACTGTTCCAGATTTGGGCACAGTGTCCTCTGTAAACCGTTCTACTGGCGTAATCCAGTTCACGGTTGCACAAGGAACACCTAACTCAACCTGGGCAAACGGAAATTACATCACCGTACAAGGTGACATTCCGCCTGCTGGGGGTTCTGGATCAGGCCCATTAGGAGCTACTGGCTCTTACTTGGCTGCTTCTGGATTCTCTGCTTGGTTGCCTGCAACTGATCCATCTCCTACAGATTCTTTCTGGGGAGTAAATCGGTCTGTAGACCCAACCCGTCTCGCAGGACTGCGTTATGACGCAAGTTCCTACAGCATCGAAGAGGGCGTGGTTAACGCTCTTGGATTTGCTAACCGAGAAGGTGCAGACCCAGATACTATGATCCTAAGTTTCCAGAGCTACACAGCTTTAGAAAACGCTTTAGGAGCAAAAGTACAATATGTTGACATTAAACACGAAGAAGCTGCAATCGCCTTTGAAGGCATTCGCTTTCACAGTGCTTATGGCTATGTAACCGTATTTGCTGATCGCTCTGCGATTCCGCAAACCGGACTATGCCTGTCTATGGATACTTGGAAGCTGCGCTCTTTGGGCAAAGCTCCTCATATCCTCACTTACGGACTTGAAGGCCTTGAAGGTCTACGAGTCGGTAACAGTGATGCCTTGACTAAACTAGGGCATCTAAAATCTTCTCTGATTGACTTGGAAGCCCGACAGGGTAACAGGGCGCAAGCGTATCAATACGCAGCGTGAACGACTAAGTGAGAAGACCCCGATAGGGGATGCGATAGTCTGAACTTGGCAAATAAATAAAAGCCAAGAGCCGAAGCCCGAAGCGGTGAGTAGGCCCGGTAAAGATACCGAGTAACAAAATGTAGAAGTCCGAGTCGGTGCTTATTACAATTACACTTGTAATGCGCCCGGTTGGAACCTTAGAGTATTACTTTCAGCCTAAAAACTGAATAAGATGCCCCCTACTGTTATGGTGAGTGCCAGTAGGGGGTTTTCTTTTGCCTTGATTAGCTAATTATGTAGACCAAGGCTGTCCTTGGAATACCTCCCGCGGGGGTTCTGCCTACCCCTTTGCTGGGTTCAATAAAGGCAGACAAGGACACACAATGGCTAACAGAAATTGGCTTTCTAACAAGATGTATCAAATGCAGGCTTATCCCTGCCTGGTTACAGTTTCTTTCGTAGTAGACAACACTCTTCCTAATGGCGTGAATTTTGTAAAAGGCGGCGGAGTAAAAGCCGTTTACATGAACACAACCGGAACACCTTCTGCAACAAATCCAAATCCAGAACCAGGAATTGTAATGATTGAATTACAAGACTCCTATGAAAGATTGCTTGGTGGATTTGCTCAAGTTGCATCACCACTTGATGGCGCAACAACTACTTCAACAGTTGCAGGACAACTTTGCGTAATCGTTTCTTTAGGAACGGCAACTTTAGCTCAATGGCGAGCAGCTGGAGTGCCTGCCGGAGTAACGCCTGCAGTAGGAGTAGCTTTTGTTCCTCTGGTGTCCGGCGTAATTGGCGGATCTGCTGCTGTTCAAGGAATGGGAACTTCCGGCGTAAGCCATATTGAGGCTTGCGGTAACGGAAACTTAAGCATCAACAGAAAAGATAGCGCTGTAAATGGCGGCGGTATCGTTTATATGCAAGCTTTAGACTCTACCGGAGCTAAAGTAGCGCCAGCTCTTAATTCAGTTGTGGTTGCTAGCATTTATTTGTCAAATAGCTCAGTCACAGTACAGGGCTTATAATTGACGATTAGGGGGTTGGGGAGTCTCCGCTTCAGCCCCCTATTTTTAGGATAAAATATGCCAATTGCTTCCCCGCCAAATTCTCAAACAACTTACTTACAGCAGGGCAATCAACAAGTTCTTGTTTCTTGGAACATTGTGCCCGGTGCTACTTCCTACAACGTTTATAGAAATACAACGGGCATCGCTCCTACACTTCCTGCGACTCCCCACGCAACTGTTACAGAAGCTCAGTATTTAGACACGTCTGCTCTTTTAAATACTCAATATTGGTATTGGGTTACGTCAGTAAATGGTTCAGGCGAAAGCACAGTAACTGCTCCTACTCCTAACTCAATTATTCCCGTAGTTGCTGGCTATATGAGCTTGCAACAAATCAGAACTTTGTCTCAACAAAAAGCAGACCGAGTAAATTCTAATTTTATTACTCTTCCTGAGTGGAATTCTTACATAAACCTAGCCGCTGACGAACTTTACGATTTAATCACGACTATTTTTGAAGATTACAACATGTATGAGCCTGTTTATTTCACTACAAACGGGCAAACACAAAGTTATCCTCTTCCTGACGGCGTTACAGTGTT